TCGAATGTGCCCCGCTGTGTCACCACGTTGAGCCCGGCCTTCATCTCGGCCTGTAGCAACATCGTCGCAAACGCCGGATCGCTCACCAGCTCTTTGATATGGTACAGTTCCGCCAGGGCCTTTACCCATTCCAGGATAACCCAGTGGTCGATGGTATTACCTTCCGTGGCATTCACCCATCCGTCCGCTTCGTACTTGGCGTAATCCAGGTTATCGGCCTCTATCCGCTCGGTCATCCCGTCCTTGGGGATCCAGGCCCACCATGCGCATCGCCAATCCCATTGAGATCCCTGGGGAGGCCATAAGGCGCAGACGCTCGAGAGGTCCGTCGTGGTCGATATGTCCTGGCCGAGGTAACAGTCTTTGCCTGCTTGATCCGCGAGGCTCCATTTGCCAACCGTTTGATCGAACAACTCGAGCGGCAACCAGCTCGTCAATTTGGTCGTCACCCACTGGTTGAGATCGAGCCAGCGAAATAGCTTCGCTTGGCTGGGCATATACTTGGCCCTGGCTGCATTTTCCCGCATGGTCTCGAGTGACTTACTCACCCCCAACGACGGGTTCGCCGCATACCAGTTGGCTTCCTCGTAGATGTCATCACCATCGTAGGCATAAATCGCTACATACCAGGTGGAATCGACAATGTTCCCGCTCAGTATCTGGAGCGCCTTCTCGTGCACTTCCCAGCCGATCGACTCCCGATCCGGGTCATCGCCCGCCGTGGTCGTCACCCACCAGATGGGCTGCAGTCTGGAGGCGCCCGATCCGAACGTCATCACGTCCCATAGCTCTCGGTTGGGTTGATCGTGCAACTCGTCAAATATACAGGCGCTTACCTTGAATCCATGCTTGGAGTAGGCCTCCGAGCTCACCGCGGTATACACACTGCCACTAATCTTGTCGACGATCTCCTTGGTCGATTCCTTGATCTTTGCCCGCTTCTTGAGCGCTGGAACCATCTCGACCATCTTGAGCGCCGTCTGAAACACGATGCTCGCTTGCTTCCGATCACCAGCGCAACCATAGATCTCGCCGTTCTTCTCGCCGTCTGCAAAGGTGTGATATAGCGCCGCCCCCGCATCGATTTCCGATTTGCCATTTTTTTTTGCGGTCGAGAGGTAGACATAGCGGTACCAGCGGGTGCCGTCTGGGCGCACCGTGCCGTACACATCCCGGATAATCTGTCGCTGCCATGGGAGCAACACGAACGGCTGGTCGTAATACTGGCCGTCGACATGCTTCAACAGCTGGAAGAACTCCACCGCTCGCTGCGCTTTAGCCTCATCGAACCTGGCCCCGGGTGGTAGCGGATGGCTCGGTATCGATGGCGCGGTGTATACCGAACCGCCAGCATCCGGTATCCCTGGCAGTTGCAGATTTATCCGCGCCCTCAGTACCTCTCCCACTACCTCACCTCTCCTACCGGATACGCGAACCACGTTCGCGTTCTTCATATCCTCTCTCTTCTCCTGGATACGCGAACCGCGTTCGCGTTCCTCATATCATTCTCCCACGATCTCATTACGTTGTCGTAAAGTTCACCGCAGCGCTCAGTGTCTGCCCGTAGATATCCTCGACCGCATAGGCGATAATATAGGCCGTGCTTGAACCGCTGAGGCTGCTCGTTGGGTTGATGGTTACGATCTTCTTGGTCGCATCCAGGCTGATGCTGCCCGCAATCACGCTGGCGTCGCTAGCCAGGAGCAGCATGATTCCAGTCACACCCTTGATGGCGTTGTTAAAGGTCAAAGTCAGGTCTGCACTCACCGAGATCCCGCTGGCTCCATCAGTTGGCACGCTCGAGCTCAATGCCAGCGCACTCGGCGCCACTGCCACCGGCGTCTGCACCTGGCTGAACCAGCTCGTACCGCTAAAGTTCGTGGCGTCATCGTCGCCTACCACCCGCTTTACGCTCTGGTCGGCCGTCCCACCCAGGTCAAACTTGTGGATCGTGTTCACCGCCGTGTACACCAGCTGCTGCGACTTCGGCGTCTTGCTGGCTCCCACGGTCTGCGCCTCGTCCTTCGGTGCGCTAAACTTTCCCTTCAGGTACTGAAAGTACCGGTAGCTCCCGTTTGAGCGCATGCTCCGGAATGAGAGCGCAAAGTCGGGCGGTATGCTGCCGCTCCCCTCGTCGAACATCCGGCCGCTAGCGCTGTCGAACGTCTTGCCGAGTAGCTTGGCCACCATCTCGAAAGGTACGTTGGTGAACGTCAACGTGATTTTGGTTTCACCCTCTCCGGTCACCACGTCGAACGGCTTGTCGTCCGCATACTGCATTTCCTGGCTGGTTGAGGGTTCTGCGGCCGCGTCTGCTGCAGGCGCCAGGTACTCGGGCGTGTCTGCTGTATAGGCAGATGCACTGTCAACCGTCACCTCCGCCACATACACTTGGTCCAAACCCACCACACTTTTGTATTCGGCCTCGTTGATTGTCATGCTCTTCTCCTCGTTCTTCCCCTGCATACGCGAACCGTGTTCGCGTTCTTCATATCTTCCTCTCCCTGTACTCGGCGAGGGGCCCCTCTTCCCCTGGATACGCGAACCGCGTTCGCGTTCTTCATATCCTCCTCACCCTGTGCTCAGTGCGAGGGGCCCCTCTTCCCCTGGATACGCGAACCGCGTTCGCGTTCTTCATATCCTCCCTCTCCCTGTGCTCGGGGAGAGGGTAGGGTGAGGAGTCTGTTATCTCGCTCTTATCCAAGCAGTATCGCCATGGCCTCTGGTCGCACGGCCTTCACACCCCACGAGAGACCCACTTCGTATGCCACCCGGCGGTACTGCCGATACATGGCCACCTGGAACGATATGCCGGTTATCTCGTCGGTCACGATGGTCACATCGTCTGCGGCATCGCCTCCCTCCGGCATGGCCGGAGTGCGCAGCACCAGGGAGATTGCGGAACGGCTGAACGCCAGGTTGGCACGGTAACCCGCTGCGATCGCCACATCGTCGTCGTTCACCCAGGCTTTCTGCAGACCTGGATCAGCCAGCACGACATCCTTGTCTCCATCGCCCGACGCACCCGTTTTGACCACATATTTCGAGGCATCCCTGCCTGTTTCGCTGTTGGCAAGTACATCTCCAGCCACGAGCGCCCCGGTGCCGGTGTCCAGGTGGATAGTCTTCGACCCGGCGAGGTAACCTGCTACCAGGTCCACGGCAAATCCCGATGCCGCGCCCGCAGTATGGCTGGCTACATTGGCCGATTCCCTGATCTGGAATCCCAATATATCCAGCAGTAGCCCCCGTCGTAACGTCTGGTCGCTGCCTGCCGTTGATACCTGCGTCAGCTGTGCTAGCGTTCGCAGTTTTGCTCCAGCCGCTGTATCGATCACCAGCTGCAGGTCGCTTGTCGGAGCTCCGTTGTCGGCCAGGATGCGGTACATCTCGGCCATTTCAGCCAGGCTGCTGGCGAACGGAGTCGCAGCTGCTGTGCCATAAGCTCGCGATGCATAGATGTAGAGCGCCGCCAGGTCCGCATCCACTTCCGCGAGCAACACCCGCATGGATTGTGCGAACTGGTCACGCAGGATTTGCTCGTACATCCTGCCCAGTCCGAGCTGGTCTTCCCCTGTCCAATAGAACGTCGAGCTTTTGCTCTTGGCGATCGACATCGTGCCCGCCCCTACCGTTGTGTCTGCCGGGTCTGGACCGGTAGCCGCAGGCGCTATGTCATTCGATGTCTCGGCCGCCACCACCGGCCATGAGATTGTCTGCCCTTTGGCGATTGCCTCTCCACTGGCGTCCAGGGTCACCGCTGGGATAAACCCCGTCAACTCCCTGAGGACAATGTCCTTTGCCGCATAGATCGTCGGAATCAAACCAGTCAGTGTGTTTGCCATCTCTCTCCTTCACTTCCTTTTCTTGTCACCTGTTTGTCCAGTTTCGTCCTGCTCGTATCCCTCGTGCTCTCTATCTTTCCCTCGCCCTGTACTCTTTTTTACCTTCCCTCGCCCTGTACTCGGGGAGAGGGTAGGGTGAGGAGTCTGATCTCTTATCCCATGTTTCGTCTTGTTCGTGTCTTTCGTGGTTCTCTCCTCCCTCAATCCTCCACCCGCCCGCCGGACCGGATAAACTTGTCCCTGGCACCGTCATCAAGCAGCTCGAACTCGCTCCGCTTGATGGTGCTCGGCTGCTCATCCTCGCCTTCAAGGCTCGTGTTCGAAACCGGCACGAAATTCTTGGCTGCATCGTTTGGCCGGTTCGAGCGCTGCATGCTCGCATAGAGTTCCTGCGCCTCGTCAGCTCGCTCCAAAGCCCCATCCAGAGCCGGTCTGAGCTCCATCGCCCTGGCCTCGTTCTCCTCGCCGCCAGCCTCGAGTAGCGTGTCGACTTCCGCTGCGATCCTCTGCACCTCGGCTTCTGCCACCACACACCGGTCGTAATATCTCTTCAAATCAGCCATGTTTCTTCTCCTTCGCTAATATCGCCTTGACCCTTGTCCTGAAAGCCTCGAGCTCAGCCGTTCTCTTTTCCTCGCACTGCGTAGCAAGGCGAGGGTAGGGTGAGGGTTCCGGGGCGCGTACCCGCGCATTCTCCCCGTCCTCCATCGCCATCTTCACCGCATCCGGCACGTGCGCATATCCCCGCACGGCATTCGTCACCGCCACCCCCTCCGGCATATCCGGCAGCGCCAGTTTCTTTCCACCTTCGGTGACAGCATCCACAAATCCAAGTTCGAGCGCTTTATACGCGTTCATCCAGGTCTCTTCCGTCATCAAGTTGGCTAGCTGCTTGCGTCCCAGCCCGGTCTTTGCCTCGTATGCGTTGATGATGCCTTCCTTCACGTTCTGCAAGCTGCCCGCCAACCTGGTTAGGTCTTCGATGTTCAAGCTGGCAAACATAAAACTCACGCTCGGATCGTGGATCATAAAGTACCCGGTGGGTTGGATGGTTACCTTGTCGGCAGCCACAGCCACCACCGTTGCCGCGCTGGCTGCGATCCCGTCGATGACCACCGTCACCGTTCCCGGATACCCCTTGATGATGCTGTACATCACGCTGGCCGCCACCACGTCACCCCCATATGAGTTGATCCGCAGCTTGATCGGCCCGCCTTTCCCGGCGTCCATTAGCGCTTGTTTGAACATCGCTGGGGTTACGTCGTCTTCGTACCAGCTGTATTCGCTGATATAGCCGTATAACTCGATCTCCGGTTCCTCGCCTTCTTCCACATCCCGCACTTTCCAGAACGCTTCGTGCGGCTGCGCATTCCCCTCGAAACATCGGATCGGTTCACCTGCCATTTTCCTTCTCCCTATCGGTGACTCGCGCGTTTCCATTTTCCCTATATATCCAGGCTCGTCTGTAGTTCTCTGGCATTGTTGAGCAACTGCGTCATCGGATCGTCCGGCCCCGAAGGTGGTTTCACGGTAGGTACCACCGCAGCCCGCGCTCTGGGCGTCATGTAAAGGTTCTGCATGTACTGCATCGCCAGCGCCCGCTTGCGGTCCACCCGCGCATCGAACTTGAGCACCTGGTTCTGCAGGCTCTCTACCTGCCGCACCAGGTCGATCGCTTTGTCAACCAACTCGCCTTTTACGTCGCTACCGCTATAACGCATCGCTACAGCCGCGTCACTCTGCACCTGCTCTACGATCTGCGCCTGGTTCAGCCACTGCCGGTACGCCGCGCTGCGCATCTGGTCCAGCTCGCTGATCTGCTCCACCAGGATGCAGTAATTCACCACCAGGCTCTGGTCCAGCTTCGATACCCACTTCCCCTCGATGGCATTGAATTCGCTTATTAACTTCCGCCAGGCATCCTGCGCTACCTTGAGTCCGTTCTGTTGTGCTGGTATCCGCATCGTCAGCTCATTCTCGGAACGCATGGCCGCTTCGTTCTCGGCACGCTCCTCTTTCTCGCTGAGCGTATCATTCCCCACCTGTCGACTCGCTGGTTTCCTAGCTGGCATTCGTTATCATCCTGCTAACCAGTCGCTTATATGCATGCCCTTTCCTTCTACTGCCAGCCCTTACGCTTGCCTCTACGGTCGCCCAATCCCTCGTATTGGGACTTTTTTTCCCGCCGTCA